GGGTGTAGGGATGTCGGAAGAAAAGCGTAGATTTAGCATTGCAAACTTGTTTAGACGCACTACTCCAAAACCTGCTGATAGGTCTATCTATAACATAGGCATACAGGAGAGACAACAACAAACCTTGATGACGGCTCCAGTTATCTATCACATAGTACAGAACTCAGTTATTGCTAGAACCTGCATTACTCAGTTAAAGCAAGAGATATTTAGAAGGGGCTATATTTGGGAGAAAGCGTTTGAGGCACATTGTTTAGATTGCCAAAAGAAACACAAAAGACCAGTCAAAGAATGTTCTAGATGTGGGAGTTATAATCTAAAAACTCCTGATGTAAAACAATTAGAATATGCTGAAAACTTTATCGAAGGTTATGTCAATAAGTCTGAGCAATTGTTCATTGATGTGTTCAAAGAATTAGAAGATGATTTGAATATTATGGATGATGCATATATTGTCTTAGTTAAAGAGTATTTTATAGACGGCAATCAAAAAATTCGTATGCATCGAATAAAAGAAATCTATAGAGGCGACCCTGTAACAATGGCTATCTACTCTGATGAAGTGGGACAACGAGGAACAAAAGGATTTACTTGTATAAACCATAGAGGTATGTTATCTATGGAACCGTATTCTAGTTGTGAAGAATGTGGAAGCAAAATGTACCCTGTTCATTATGTTAATAGAGTAGCGGGACAAGAACAATATTTCTTGAAAGGGGAGGTTCTACACTTTAGTAAGTACAGTCCTTCTAGACTCTATGGGCTATCTCCTGTTATTACTCTCTATAGTCATCTTACTACTCTATTGGCTATGGAACAATATGTTAATTCGTCTTATACAAAGAGCAGAATGCCTAGAGGATTACTAGCAGTTCAGACTCGCAATATGGATTCTATGCGTTCTTTCTGGCGTTCAGTTAAAGAGAAGATGGAAACCGACCCTCACTTTATTCCTGTTATGGGAATAGAAGCAGAAGGTGGTAAGGGTTCTGTTGAGTGGATTAAGTTCATGGATAGTCTGAAAGAGATGGATTATACCGCAGTTAAGGATGATTTACGAGATAGAATCTCAGCGTTCTATGGAGTAAGTAAAATCTTTATGGCAGACAATACTACAAGTGGTGGATTAAATAACGAAGGTATGCAAATCCTTGTTACTAATAGAGCAGTTCAAATGGCTCAGAATGTTTACAATAACTATGTATTCCCATTCCTTACTAAGGAGTTTGGCATTACTGATTGGAATTTAAAACTCCCTCCTAGTGAAGAAGAAGATGAAATAGCCGTTCTTCGTAAAAGAGAACTTGAAGTTAATATTGCCGCTTCTACAAAGAATCTAGGATTTGAAGTAGAAATGGATGAAGATGGTAACTTTACATTTAAGAAGCCTGAACCAGTAGAGCAGCCTAACCCCGAAGGGGGAGAGGGTGGCGAAGAAGGTGAACAGGTGGAATTAGACCCTTATGCAGGAACAAATATTGATGCTTCACAAATGGGTCAAATGCAAGAACAGATGATGCAACAAGGTTCTACTCCACAAGAAAATCCACCCGCTACTAGAAATAAGGCTAGAATGGCAGTTGGCCCCGATAAAAGATTACAAGGATTACCACAAGATGCAGGGAATCAAAACGTAGATAGAAGAAGTGAAAGAAGAGTTGGTTAATATGACAGAAGATACAAGACAAACAGAAAGAAGATTACAGAAAGAGTTAGCGAAAGTAAAAGCGTTAAACAGAAACAAAGATGCTAAGATTAAGAAGAACAGAAATCTAGATATTGCAGGAATACCTATGGATTCTTCTCCTAAACCAATCCCCGCATCTACAGATATTCCTGATGTTATTTCTCTACCCCCTAAGAGAAGAGGAAGAAAAGAAAACATTCCATTCTGAGGCGATTACTTGTTCATCGAATTATCCAAAGATAAGACCCTAAAGGGTATGATGAAGAAGGCCGTATTGGACAAAGAGACTAAAGAGTTAATTGGTTCAAGTCCTGCTATAATTAAGCAATCTCTTCTTAAAAATATGACTGACAATAATATTGTACAGTATAGAAGACTAATACAAAAGGCTGATGAAGAGATTGATGAAGAAGCAGAATCAGCATATAGGGCTTCATTAGGAGCGCAGGGTGCTGAGAGAACAGGTCTCGAACAAACGGGTGAAAAGGATATTACTCAGTTGGCAGAAGAAGATATGATAGATAGAGAACAGTTTGACTTCTCCTCCTCAGTAGAGATGGGCAAATTCAATAAGGATTACAAAGCCTACAAGTTACTATCTGATACCGTACCTATTCTGAAAGACTTAGCAGAGAAAGTGGTTGTTATAGCAGATAGTGGGGCTTCTTCTGATTTTGAAACAGAAAACGATTCGGCATATAATAAAATTACATCTGAAAAGGATTCTAATACCATCTATAATGCTCTTAAAAGATTAACGGCGAACAAAGATTCTTTGAAAGATAGCCCTTATTATAAAGAGGGACAGTTAGTTTCTCCAACACCTCCTAGAAGAGAAAGACAAGGACAGGAAGTAGCAGGGAAATCAAAGAAGCCGATAGATGTTACTAAAATAGAAGAGGCACTTTTACCAATATTAGAAAAGGAATCCGAAGGAAAATCCTTTATTGAGATATTTAAAATACTGCACATTAATAGATTTAAATTACTCCCTGCGGGAGATAAAAAACTAGGATATCTTGCTAGTCTTTTAACAGAATCTAAGAAACAACTTCTAGGAGTAGAAGATAATAAACTGGTTAAAGTTAGAGACTCCTTAGGTATGCTTGTTCAGAGTATGAAACAGCATAAAGAGGCTTTAACTAATATAGAACTAGCAATTGATAGGCTCGAAAGTTTGAAAAACTTTGATGATAGTAGCATAAGTGTAGCGTTCGGAGAACTTAAACAACAACTCAGTAGTGAATTAAATTCTACTAAACTAAATCCTGAAAAAATTAAAGAACTAAGAAGTAAAATTGAGGGTCTTAGCGTAGAAGGCGATGATTCTAGAGATACTGTTGCCTCTGCCATTGCTGAGAAAGTAGAGAGAGAAGTAAAAGCAGAGTTAGCAAAATTCAAAAAGTTAGAATCTGAACTAGTAGGTTTTATAGAAACCGAAGAAGACATTGTAGATATACTTAATACTATAAACAGATTTATGAAATTCCCAATACCTTCTAAGAAAGAAATTAAAATGTATCAAGACAGTATGATACAAGCACAAGAAGATTTGAAGAGACGAAGAGAACAGGTGGGTATTGGGTTAGACCCCGAAGATAAAAAGCAAAAAGGGCTTCTTGATGTTATTGAGAGAGTTACTAGTGAATTATCTAAACTAAAAGAACTATTCACTGTTAAAAATAAATACCTAAAGCAGTACACTACTGCAAAAAAAATTGTTGATTCTGTTGGTAACGGAGTAGACAAAATAGCAAGAGGTATAGTTTCTATAAATAATATTATACTTGCGAAAGATGAAGGTCAGCCAATATACGAGAACATAAACAATAAAATTATCGTGAGTGAAGTGATGGGTTTGCTAAGAGCAGAAGTTAGCCTATCGTCTCTATCTAGTGCGGCGGTAACTAATAAAGTGGATGTTACTCAGATAAAAGGACTAGATGCTATTACTGATAAAGACGCATTAAAAATACAAAAACTGTATGATAGAATGTATATTACTTTAGAAAGAGTTTCAGACCAAAGAGAGAAAATTTCAGAGGCTATGGAAAACTTACAAGAAGCAAATGATGAACAAAATTCGATTAATGAAACGATTGATGAGGTGGAAGAATGACGTGGGATTTTTATGGAGAAGGAAAGGATTTTATCCTCAAAGAGAAAAAGCAAGAGCCTAAGAATCTACTAGATTCTATGGACTCAAAGACTAAAAAGAAACTAAAGAAAACGCTACAGGCGGCTGAACCTACAGAATTTTTTGGTCAAGATTTTACAAAATTAGGGGAACTACTAGAAGTGGTTCAGAGCCTAGACTTTACCAAATCAGATAAGAAACTAACTAAGAAAGTCAAGTCAATGGATGAGCGCAACATTGATATCGTAGCCACCGCTACGAAACTTCGTAAGGAGTACGAGTTACTCTATCGACAATTGCGTGATATGGTATATCCTTCAAAAAAAGGTGATGAATAATGGCAGAAACGATTAACGAAGAACTATTAGAAATAATCAAAGCACTCTCGGCTAAAATAGAGAGTCTAGAAAAGACTGTTTACAATTCAGATAACGTATTGATGAAGTCTGGATTAGTAACTGTAAACACTCCAACCCCTCTTATTGATAATTCAGGTGGGGCTATGAATATGAACATAGACAACATGAATTGGTCTGATATTCATAAGATGGTAGAAAGAGCAGGGGGTCAATGATATGCCTGAAAGAGTAACAAAAGAAGAAAGAGCAGTTAGTCTCGCTATTAAAAAGGCAAGAGACGCAAAAGAATTACTTCACCAGTCTTTGTATGATAACAACAGACTTCCCGATGAGAAGGATGACCGAGTAGAAAAGGTCAAAATTAAAAGACCAAAGGCTGAAAAGGATAAGACCAAAATTGAAAACAATGATGGCACACATTCAGGTTATGGAAAGGGTGGAGAAGAAACTCATTTTAAAAAAGCAGTAATAAGGTATAATACTGCTGAAAAATTTCCGCCATATAATGAAAATGCTAAGGATTTTGCGGATAGAACTCTAAGAGAAATGCAAGAATTGTCTAACAAACAGGTTCAAACAGATTTTCAATACGAACTAGATGAAATGTCTAGACAAAAAAGCGGAACTCCTTTAACTTACTATGATGTAAGAAATGCTAAAATTATGGTTTCAAAAAGCGGATATAGTCGCAGTTGAGGAATGCTGAATGAAACTCGGCATGGTAGAGAAGGACAAACAACCTTCTTTTGAAATCTTAAATCTCTTTGAGAAAGTCCGTGTCGCTTATCTATCAGCGAGACAAGACCCTAAAGAATACGGTGGTCGTTGGCGTAAAGCAGTTGAATTGATTGAAGAAACCTTTGAAGATTTAGATGCCGCAGGTAAAGAGATTAAAAATTATGTTAGCGTTAAAGAACTAAAAGACGAAGAGGTAAACAACCCTGAATCTTCTAGTGCTAAAACTCTTTACGAAAATGTGAAGATGTTAAGGTATGCTTCTGATTTAGTCGATGACCCATTCGCTAGAAGGTTCAAATATGAAGTTCTAGAAGAACTGCTATCCAGTCCTGAGTCTATGGTGAAGTTTGTTCACTATGCTCTAAGAAATGACGATAAAACTCTGCCCGATGAGGTCTACGAGATTAAAGACATGAAACCCGATGCAACTACGCAGGGTCTTACTGGGCTAGACCTAGAATCGGGAGATATTGCCCTCTATATTATTGAGCATTACGGGGATGGAAAAGACTCAAAGCGGGTAGAAAAGGAAGTTAATAAGGCTATGGGGATGTTAGAACTCTTAATGCTCTCTAGATACAAAGAAGAGGATTTAGACGAACTTAAGGATATTGAGAAGTCTGATGAAGAAAAGTCAGAAACAGAAAAATCATTAAGTGATTTCATTGTTCCTAATAAACCAATGTATAGAATATTTGACATTAAAGACATAGAAGAACTAAAAGGATTTAGTGGTGAATGGTATGTTCAAGAAAAATATGATGGTATGAGAATACAATTACATAAAATAGATAACTCTATCAAAGTCTTTTCTTATAATAAGAAAAACATCACAGATAAGTGTGAAGACATAGTAAAGGAATTAAAAGACAAACACTTTGGGAATTGTATTCTAGATGCTGAATTAATTCTATTTGATAATGATGAACCATTACATAGAGCAGACACTATTGCTCATGTATTTAAAAATAAATACAAAGATGCAATCCTTAAGTGCCATGTATTCGATATTATGCGACATGATGAACAGAATCTATTAGATGAGGAATTACAAGACAGAATGACAATTCTATTCAATAACTATTCTATACATTCATCTGATATTCTAAATTTTCCTTCAAAGAAAGATACTAGACAAGCAGATAACCTAAAGGATATTGATGAATATGCTAAGAAGATTATGGAAATGCCTACATCGGAGGGAGTAGTGATTAAAGACGCTACTTCTACATACTATGTAGGAACTAGAAAGAATCCTAAATGGATTAAATGGAAGAAGTTTGTAGACCTAGATGTTATTGTACTAGACAAGTCTAAGACAAAGAGTAATCTATATTCTTATACTCTAGGCATATCTACTAATGAAGAAGAAGGTAAATTCATTGAAGAACTTCAGGGTAAGAAATACATGAATGTAGGTAAGGCACTTAATACTAAAACTAAAGTAGATATTGGGAGTATTGTTAGAGTACAAGTAGATGAAGTTAAGAAAACAGGTGAAAGATACACTTTGTTTTCTGCTAAGGTTATTGAAGTTCCCGAAGTAGAAGAACCCGATAAGGAAGTAACACTAGAGTTACTATCGCAAGGAACAAAGAAATCATTAAACTACTCTATAGAAGCACTAAAGAAAGGAGTGAGAGTAACCGACCATATTCACGGAGAGGCTACTGTTATTATCAAATCTAATATGGATGGCTTTACTATCTATGGTTTTGAAGAAGATAACCTAATGTCTAAGAACGCACTTAAAGACATTGATATGTGGAAAGCACAAGCAGAAGAGATAATGAAAACTAAAAGAGGTAAACTTACTGTTGCTATATTTGATTTCTTAAAGAGAATGGGTGCTAAAACGATTAAAGAAGTACATAACTATTTAGTGGGAAAGCAAGGTTCATTGTATGAAGATATCCTAGATAGCCAATATTCTGAACTACAGGAATGGGCTGAGAAAAGAGATGGTATAGAGTTTGAAAATAAAAAACTATTTGCGAATCCTTCTAAAATTATGGCTAGTGAGGAAATAAAGAAATACAAAACTCCTGATGAGTATAGAAATGGAGAATTTAAAATATATATTAGAAAGGACAGTAACATCAACATAGTTATGAAACTCGGTGATGATTCAATAAATTGGCTAGTAGACTTACAAGACGAAGAAGAACTCTTTGATATGTTTGGTAAAGCGGGTAAATATCCTGCGGAAGTTGCTAAGACATTTGATAGAGAAAAGGTCATTGATTCGGGTTCAGTAGAACTGGGTGTTCAAAGACACGGCTATCATGAATACTTTTTGAAGGGAAATAAGTTTGAAACTAAACTTCACATTAGAGTTATACCTGTTAAAGGAAATAAAATGTGGCTTGCGTGGACTGGTTTTGAGCAGAAACCAGTAGAAAAAGATACTGATGATGGCATTTGGAATATCTACGAAGATAAGAATAATGACCTAAGAATCCCAAGAGAAGAATAGTGTTCTTTAAATAGTCTATTATCATAAGAAGGGATGAGGCAAATGACACTTCTCATGAAGCGTGACACTAATGACTTTAAAATAATAAAGTCAAATGATGAGTTAATGATAGGTGGATATGCTTCAATAGAAATCGTAGACAAACAAAATGATTTAATCACACTCAAAGCACTACAAGAAGCAGTAAACAAATACATGGAGAACCCGAAGTTTAGAAACGTAATGACAAATCATTCAAATGTTCAAGTCGGGGAAGTAGTAAAATCATATAGAGATAAAAATGGAAAGATATGGAAAACCGAAGTGGATGATGTAGGATTTTTTGTAGTAATAAAATTAAGAGACGATATAGAAAAGGCCAAAGAAATTAATAGAGGCGTTAGAAAAGGTTCATTGAGAAGTTTTAGTATTGGAGGACAAGCATTACAAAAAGTAAAGAAAAGTCATCCAGAATTAGGGCAATACAATGAAATAAGTAAATTAGAACTACATGAAGTAACAATCTGTGAAAAAGGAATAAACCCAGAAGCACGATTTGATATTTTAAAACAAGATAAAAAAACAAAAACAAAAAAGGAAGTTAAAGATATGACCAAACTAGAAAAAGCATTAGAAGAATTAGACGCATTGATGTCAGAAGTCAATACGTTGAGAAAAGAAGACGAAGAAGAAATGGAGCGTATGGCTATGCCCGAAGAAGAAAAGATGATGGAAGAAGAGAAGATGGAAGAAGAAGAAGAAGCAATGTCTTACAAAGAACTAGAAGAAACTGAAAAAGCAGTAGTTTCTACTCTTGATGGGGCAGGTGTTGAAATCGGAGAACCTGCTGATAGAATCGTTATTGACAATGGAAAGCCTAAAGCATCTGATATGCCAGTTGTAAAGGCGTTCGGGAACAACGAACTAGAAACTCTAGATTTGTCTGTTGGAAACATTGAGAAGGCTTACGAAGCATTCCGTCAAGAACAACTTGAAAAGTTGGCTTACGATAACTTGCAAAAGTCCTTTGCAGATAGATTCGCTTCTGAAAAGAACAACCGTGAGGATGTTCTCGCTAAGTCTCGATATGATGCGGCTTCTGAGATTGCTTCTCTTAAGAGCGAATTT